CTCTTTGTCTTTTTCTTCTCCACCTGCCTCTGCGTCTCCTGCAGCTTCTTCACCGCCGGCCTCTGCATCTCCACTCTTTTCAGCGGCAGCAGCAAACGGATTCTCTTCAGCAAGTATACGATACTCACTTAAAATTTCACCTATCAGTTTGATAGTTGTTTCCTTGTTAGTGACCAATTTCATAGTATCTTGATAATCCGTTACCCATCTCCTCATATAAAGACTCAAGTCGTTGTTGCAGCTTTGTTATCTCATTAACAGTCTTGATAAACTCTTTGTTTTTAGTATTGAGTTCTTTCATATTACGTTTAATAGTAACCTCATCAAACCACTCTTCTGTTTCTTGCAAAACCATAGTTTCTGCTTTTTCTACAATTCGAGAAATTTTTGCAGCAGTCTCACGTAAGCCTTCGCTTCTATATATGACTTCTCCTAGTTTTTGATAGTTTTTTATCTCATCAAGTGTTTGAGTCTTTTCGCTTAGTTGCATTTTATGACCACCGGCCATTACTTCGTTGATTTGTTGAAATACGTTTCTCATTGCATTACTGTTATTATCTCATTAATAAGTGAGTTAATTTTATTATAACTAGTTTGATTATTTGACTGGACACTCTCGTTTAGTGATGGTGACATAAAAGCTCCTTGTGTTGATGGATTGCTTACCAAGTCCCAGCATACAATTTCAAAGTCCTCTTCAACTTCAACCTTGCCTTCTCCTAGCTCTCTAACAGATCCCATACCTCGAGAACTAATACCCAATCGAATGCCTGATTTTAATAATTCCTTAGCAATGTTTCCTGATGGTGTTGATAATATCTCGATCTTACCCATTAAGTCGTTTCCTTGCCACCACAAGTCTAATACATTGTGGGATACGTTTGCTAAGTTTACTACTTGAGATTCTGGATGATCCAATTCTCCTAAAGCTCTACGCTCCTTTACAAACGTTCGTTTGTAGTTATCTGCTTCTCGCTTTAGAATTGGTAACGGATAGCTTCTGCCATTTTGATTGAAGGCGCGATCTGATGATGTGCTTCCTCTTTGCATGATACCAGATACAATTAGCTTACCGTTGTTTTGTGCAAGCGATTCGTTAATCTGTGCCGGAGACACTTCAATCGATCCAATATAATCTACAATTACTTGTTTCATTGTTTAAATTCTTTAGTCAAGTTCTGCACTAACTCCTGTTCCTGATTAAGGTTCCCTAACCTAATCTCCTCATCATAGGCTTGCCAATATATCTCTCCTTTGTTGTAGTCGATTGCTTGAGGCTCACCAAGGATCATAACATCAAATTCGTAATGATCTGTTCCTATTTGATTGTAGTCAACATCTTGCGGACTAATTCGTATACCTGCTCTATTGAATAACTCTACTAGCTTTTGTTTGATAGATTGTGCAGTAGCTTCGTTTAGGTTGTATAGTTGGTTTGCTCTTTGTGTAAGCTCTGAGATTCGCTCATGAATCTTTACTAAAGCCTCGTTAGTACGTTTCCAGTGTGCTTCTGGTAGTTTGTGTTCTGTTTTTAATTTAATGCTGTGGTTTAGCATTCTTGCAACTTCACCCAATCTCTTAGCTACTTCTAATATGTTTTGATTAACCTTTTGTACACTTGTCTTTGTTTCATCCATCTTGAATGCTTTGTAAGACACCTCGTGTAGTTTGATTGAGTTTTTGCGTTCTTTTGGTGCTTTAATTGAATAAGCGTATTGATCGTCTTGTACGTTGAAAGACGTAGGCTCATCTGCATCCTCATCACCTACAAACGCTCTAGGGGTGCTGTAGCTAGCGACATTTCCAGTCGTACTACCTTCTCGCATCTTTTTTAGTTGCTTTTTTACAAACTCCTTAAGCTCTTTTTGTTCTCTACTTTTCATAGCTCTTTGAGTAGTTCGTGATATAATAGCAAAGCATGGACGTGATCCTCTTTTGCTCTCTTGATAGCCTTATTACGATCTAACAACTGAGCAACCTCTGTCAGCTTAATTGCTGTAATCTTGTCTTGTACTTTGGTTGCTTTTTTGCTTATTCGCTCCTTTAAGGCTAAACTTTCGTTAATAATAAAAGTGCGTAGCTCGCTAGTGTTTGATATATTATTAATATACTCTTTTAGAATATTACGCTGTCCAGTAGATAGTACAGAATACTTGTCGTTAAACTTTTCAAGCATAAGTTGATATGCTAGTAACCGTACATCTTCAGACTCTTTTAAATAAGCACCAACCTCATCTTGCTTAGGTGCTACTTGCCTTTTCCTCATGATATGCTCAGTAAGAGTTTCTCTACTCTTTACTAGTTCTGCTACTTGAGTAACGTTTGCTCCTTCAAACAATCTGTAGATTGCTGCGTGCAGTTTATAGTCACTTACTGTGGCTTTAAAGAACTCACGAAGGTCGTAGTGCTTTTTAATCTCTCTAATTAAAGCGTACTTGCTTTCGTGCAACACCTTCTGGTTCAGTTGTCGACGAAGCTTGATTGTTGTGTTTAGTAACATATCAGCTTTGGCTGGAGATTTGAATGACTCGTTGATCAGTGTTTGATACAATACCAATTCCTTTGCCAATGTTTTTTTTGGACCAAAGAATTCTTTAACAATTTTAAGAGCAGGCGAATCAGATACTCCCACCATTGTATCGGCAGTGATCTGTCTCGTCAACAGCTCAAAAAGGATTCCAGTGTTTTTTAATTTGGAATGTGTTGATTTTTTCATGTATAGTTTTCCCTAGTAATAAGTATGTCGCAATTAGATAAGATTACTCGTCTAATATGTTTTCTTCATTGAGTAACGATGGTCCCTCCGGCTTTTCTTTGTACGTTTCACGAATTGCTCGATACTTATCAAAACTAGCTAAAACATCTTTATGCTTAATTAAGCCTCCGTTTCCTGTGTTCTTTGCAGACTCGTAAACATTTCTGGCAACTTTGAACGCTTTTCGACCAAACGGATCCCATCCCATTGGATGCTCATGTGTCATGTACGTTCCGGGTTCCTCAGGCCGGCCTGCTCCATCCCAGCCACCTGGAGGTGGTTCTTTTTCGTCGTACCCCTTAGGGACTCCGCCATCACCCTTATATAGTGATGCTATATCGTGTGGTGTACCAAAGGACTGTCCTGTTTTGGCTGGATCATTTCCTTCTGTTTTAATTTGTTCTAATCGGAAAAACTCCTTTTCGCCTTTTGCAATATTTTCCTGCTCTCTTAACCAATCCTCTTCTGGAATGTTAAATATGTTTTCGTAGCACCAGTACTTGCTGAATAATCGTTGCTCAACAAGCGTTTGGGCTAAGCCTGCTTTAGATGTCCACAACTCTATTTTCTCTCTTTCATAGATTGTGTTTGGTGGTGTGAGTTTTAATGAAAAATCAACAATCTCTTCATCCTGAAACCCTTGAGCATATAGATGTATAATTGCGATCTTTGTCAACTCAGATACAATAATCTTTTGAATACGCTCTACAGTTTTAGCAAAACGAAAATCTTGAGAAGATAAGGTTGATTTACCAGTAGTGTCCTCTTCGTACCCTAGATATGCTTTTGGTATTTTTAATGAACCAAGCATTCTATTTTTAAGGTACTCAATATCTGGAATAGCATCATGCTGAAGTCCTGGTGTTGTTTCAATTGTAGTACCACTCTCTGCTCCACGAACTGGAAGATAAAAATCTTCAAGAATGTTTTGCATATTGTATTTTAAATTATACTGACCGGTAGCTTCATCCATGAATGGAATCTTCTTCATTTTATTGATAGTCGATTCCATGAACGCATCTACTTCTGCTGGTGGAATGTTACCGATATCGATCTTGAAGATTCGCTTATCGGGAGCTCGCATGATTCTATGAATTAACATTGCATCTTCCATCAATGTTAGCTGTTTCCAAACTTTACGTGCTGGTTCGATTAGGGATCGACCGTACGGTAAAAAGTTGGTATCAGTGAGTAATCTAAAGTGTGCTATCTCAAAGTTTTGGTATTCTTCTGAATCAAGATCTCTGCGATAGAACGTTGCAGTTGTCGTAACTCCTGCCGATAAGTCTCGTCTGAATATTACCTCATTTGGCTTTTCAGGATCTGCTCCCTCTTCTCTGACCATCTCATACACAGATACTGGTTCTACGTTTGTAATACCATATTTTTCTGTAATATGTAGATGTAGGAAAAAGTCACCATATTTTAGTGTGCTTCTAATCCATGGCCACAAATTAAACTCAACATTAAGAATATCATAAAATAAGTTGTGAAGTACTTTGTATATTTTTTCGTTAGAAGTTACAATAGTGAGAGTATCATCAAACTCATCCTTTGCAGTACACTCATCTGCGTATATATCCAAAGCAGATGATATGATACTGTCTGAGTCCATTGCTTCGTAATCACGAAAAACCTCTAAACGAGTAGCTTGTAGTAGTTGTCCGTTGTTGTATGCGGTTGTTGGTCCGGTTCCGTACAATCGATTGAACCTATCGATGCGGCTATTGTTTTGTAAGTTACCGCTAGACTGCAAGTGATCTGTATCAACTACTTTTAACTGGTTACCACCAACGTTACGTATAATAACATCGGTACTAAATAATCGCTGTAATCGTTGGAATAAATTTGGATTCGGTTGTTGGTTTTCAGCCATGTAAATGCGTTTTTAATAAATAGGTTAGATTAACCACGAAATGTCCTCTTGTTGCCCATTTACATTCATCCTCCACGCTTCTGTGTTATTGTAGCTTGGTTTGTAAATTCCGGTAGATCGCATATGATTTAGAGTTGTTTTAGTAAGCTCGATACCTTGCTGCTTTAACCTGAGAGCTGTATCTCTAACCCATAAACCCATACACCAACTCATAACTAAATCATCATTATAACCAACCTGCGCTTCGGCTCTTGCGTTTTTCCATACAAAAACACCCATTTCATCTAAGAGCCGTCTGCTTCTTATTATACAGCTTTTTTCTCGCATATACAACTCCATCTTACTAATTAGCAATGGTCGCACTTTATGTGACATAGTGAAGCCAGCAACTTGGTCTCTTTGCTGTTGTAGGTCAGTTGCTCGAGCTAAATATCGTTCGGGATCTAATCCCATATCTTTTGGTGTGTAATATAGATTTTTGTAACCTCTTTCAATTACTTGTTGAATTGTTGCCCAACCTATATTAGCGTTCTCTATAACAAGCAGTGCATCGTTATACTCCGTTGCAACAGAGACTAATAAATTACCGTAGTCGCGAGTGCTAAGTTGTCCTTTGTATTCAGCAACTTGAGTTGCCTCTTCAATGTCAATTACGTGAAAAGCTGAGAAATCCGATGCATCGCCTCGAGCAACGTCGGCAACGACTACGTAGTTCTTTGTATAGTTTGGTATCTCCCACATCCAGTAGTTTCCATCAAACCCTCTTTTCTCTACCGGATCTTGCATGTAAGTCTCTCTGTAAAAAGTTAGCATTTCTGGATGGACTACGGTGTTACCTGATGTGCTGAAATCGCAGTCACACTCCTGAGCTGCTAGACGTAATCCTAACTCCGTGTCTTGTCTGTCTCTCCATTCCTGTGTACGTTCTGGATGCACTTGCCACGGAAGCCTTTTAGTAAAAAATTGATTGCGGCCCTCTTCAGAGGCTAACCAAGTTTTGTGAAAAAAGTTACCGGTACCATTTGGTGTACTTAAAATCACACCCTTACCTCCAGTAGATAGTGTTTGCTGTAGTGATGCCCATAGCTCTTCAGCGTTGTCAACGAATGCGGCCTCATCTATAATCACTAGCGAAAGGGCTTCTGATCGTCCTGATGTGCCCGAACTTGCTACAGCTTTAATTTGCGATCCATTTGCAAGTCTAAGCGATAGTTTGTTTTTTTCTGTTGTTCGCATCTTCAACCAACTTGGTAAGTTTTCAAACATCACATTTACCTTTGTTACAAGGTTCTTTGATGTGTTTTGGTCAATTGCTACTACAAGAATGTTTTTGTCTGTATGAAACAGCATCATCCACAGTGAGTATCCTGCGGAGAGGGTAGATATACCTAACTGTCTAGATTTTAATATGATAACCCTGTCATTGTCCTGTATGTCGTTTGTTAAATCTTCCTGATACGGAAACAACTTAAATGGAATCTTACCCTTGGTGGGATGCTGGATTAGGCAATACTTTTTCATAAAGTATACCGGATCTTTTGCACACTTTACGTACTCCGCTTTGATTATATCTTTTAAGCTTGGCTGACTCATGTTTATTTTATAAGTATCACCGCTACCAAAGATGTCACCGCAGAGATCAATCCTCCTCCTAATCCTTTAATCCATCCTTGCAGGTTCTCGTTTTTTTTCTGTAAGGTGGTTACATCGTTTTCTAATTTAGTAACACGGTTTGCAGCTGTTTTGTATTTTTCCTCATGCACTCCAATCTCTTTGAGATATTCTGTTATTTTTTGCTCATTTGTATTTATGATACTATCCTTTAGTACTAACTTAGCGTTTGTTCGTTCTAATACAAACAAAGTCTTGTTGTGTTCTTGGGTGATTGAATCTAGCCGAACAAGGTCTTGAGCAATCCTACGAGCCTTGCTTGCTGATATACAGATTTGTGGTTCGTTATTTGTAGCGTTTTGAGAAAAAGTCGTCAAGCTCACTAGCAGAATAGCGACTAATATCTTTAATTTTCTTGTCATAATAGTGTCGTATTTCGATTATTTTATTTTCAGCTGAATCTATTTGGAAATCCAGTCGTTTAATGTCCAGTTCGTAGCTTGCAATCTTTTTATCTAAATCAAGCTGTTTGGTTCTATAATCGAGTATCACACTATTTAGACTATCAATCTTATGTACGTAGGCTGAGTTGTCTACTACTGTTTTTGAAAAGTTGCGTGTAATCAAAATGTAACCAAGCAATATGACTGCTATTGCAGCTAGTATTAAGTTTGTCTTTGTAACCTCTATTTTCATGTGATTATTTTACATTACCACTTGCCCAATCTTGAGCATACTCGTAAGCGTAGTCCTCTATAAGATCGTTTAGAATGTTAAGCTGATTACGTGTAACTGCTGATTGTGCTGAAACTCTACCAGTCACGATGTTATTAAACCAATTTGCCAATGCAGCTTTTGCTTTCTTCAGTTCTGGTGAATCTTCTCCGTGAGCTGGAAAGTATGCTTCTCTCAACTTACCCTCATTCTTAGCTGAGTAGTTTTTGTCTACATAGTTGAAGAACTCTTTTTTCTTTTCATCGGAATCAAAGTCAGCTGGTGAGCTTACGCCAAACTTGTCTAAAGCGCTTTGAAAGAATTTTTTGTAAGCATCATCCTCTCTCAGTCGTTTTGCTATTTGTTGCCCTCTAGTTTCGTGCAACGGCTTTTTAGAAGCAGCGGCTTTGATTGCGTTTTCGATTAGTTGATCTAAGTTTGATTTTTTATTTTTCATCGTACTGATAATTCTTTTGCTCCTTGAAGCACTGTTAGTTTGTCTTGATTTCCGTATCCAAAGCTATCCAAAAGTTGTGCAATAATCTCAACAACATCGCTTTGGTCAACTGCAGACTGAGCGTTTTTTAGCTTTTTAATGTATAAGTCTGTGATTTCAGACAACTCCGGATCTAATCCTGGTTCATCTTGCACCTTTTCGGCATCGGGTTGTTTTCCATTCTCCTCTTCTCCTTCAGCTTCTTTGAGGTACTTTCTAATTAGTTTACGAGCTAGTTGCTCTTCCAGCTTTTGTTTATATTCTTTTTTCATTTGTTGTTTAATTTCAAATACAAGTTTTTCTGCTCCTGGTATCTTTGCAGCTCGCAGTTGCATCACCGCCTCTTTGTGCTCTTCTTGATCCCAATCATCCTTAATCCACTCTACAAAGTGCTTAAGATCACGATAGCCGAGTACCTTTAGCATGTTTGGATTGTCTACTGCCAGTTGTAATATCTCTGGAATACCGTACGAGGTAAGTTTGAGCTCGTTAATATGTTTACCGGTACGTAGCCACTCCTGACAATAGGTTAGCTGTCGGCTTAATATTTCGGTTTCATTTAATGGAGTTAGCTTATTTACAGTTTGGCTAAACGGTGGTTTCAGATCCAAGGTTCCTTTTGCTATCATTTTTTGTATTGTATTTACTTTTTCTGGACTAATTACTGGCATATCAACTCTCGGTGGAGCACCGGGCATTATTTGTTTTGGTAATGCGTCAGCGTTTTTAAGCATGATTTGTTTTCCTTTTTCAAAATCACCATTTGCTCCCGGCACCTTGCCTAAGGCCTGTTTTACTTGATCTGGACTCTTTGGAAACTCACCCTTAACGCCTACTGCCATTGCATTGTCAATTACAGCTGACATCTTATCTCCAGTGAACTCTTGCACGTTTCCCTTGCCTTTGTTACCAGTCGTTATTCCTAGCTTTCCTACAGTAGCTGCATTAAGTGCGCTTACTAAAGGCCCTCCGGGCAAATCAATAGCAGTTACTTTTAAAGTTGCTTTTGGATCAATAAGAGACACTGCTGCCCACCTGTGGTGACCATCCATAATGTAGTTATCGTTGGATACAATAGAACCTAGACTTAGGCCATCCCATTTACCCTGCTCAAGCATTCCAATTGCCATTCCAAAAGCTTTCTCTTTTATGATTTCAGTTTGGGCTGGTTTTAGGTCTTTGACTGCAATTGTTGCGGACTGACCCCCTATCATATCGTCTTGCTTGTCGCCGTCCTCTAATCCAGATCCAACGATTGCATCCGATGCTGCTTTGTTACTGGCAAAGGTCTTTAATCCAATAGGCTTGTTTGTTTTTAGTACCTGATCGTCTTCGTTAAGATACTCACGAATTGTATTAAAAATACTCATGCTTTTTTGTTCATCTACGTTTGCGTGTAATGCTGCTAAGTATTTGTTGAGTGCTTCTTTATTGCCATCAGT